TCAGCCCGCGGCATAGGCAACATGGTCCACCGTCGCATCGATCAGCCGGCAGGCGCGTGCCTGCGCCCGGTCAGCGACTTCCATGAGTTCGCCCTGCTCATGTCCCACCCACGACTGCAGCGGCGACGGATTGCGCACCGCCCCTTTAGCCTCCTGGACGATCGAGGCACTCACCAGGCATCCGCGCTCATGCTGCTGTACCGAGATCAAAATCACGTAGCCTCGGTAATGCTGTGTTCTGGATTCATTCATTGCGTCTCCCTTTGGCGGCCATCGTAGCATGCCGCAGCGCAGCGCAGCGTCCGGCCAGCCAGGGCAAGGGGCTGCCGGGCCTAGGTCCGCTCCTGCGGGCGATCCCCTGGGCGGCGCCCCATGCGCCAGACATTGGGCGGCTCGCCGTGGGCGGCATTCTGGAACATCCAGGCGCCGCAGACCGTGCAGCGCCAGGGCCGGTCCACCCAGCGCGAGTTGATGTCAATGCCAAGTGCGCCCGCACCCGATGCGGCGAGGTTCTCATGCGGCTCCACCGTGGTCGGCGCACCAACGAGAAGATGGCAGAGATCGCAAGCGTGCATGCCTTACTCCAACGAAACGCTCACTCCAGCGAGGGCGGAGTGCCAAAGGGATCAGCGCTCTGCTGGCCCGGCACCTCGGTCAGGTCGAACTCATCACGCGCCTTGTCCACCACGGCCCGGATACTCCTCTCATAACCCGCGGCATTGCCGAAGGCCTTCATATCCCAGTTGCGCCCGCGCGCATCGCGCGCATGCGCTTGCGGTGCCGGCACCCGGATCTTCGCGCCGTCCTCCACGACGTCATCAAGACGCTGGATGCGCCGGCTCACCTCGTCCTGCAAGGCCCTGGCTGCGCGCTCGCGTTTGGCCATCCCTTACTCCTATCGTATGCGTTGCACGCGGTAAACGGCATCCGGCCAAACCAGTGCCCCGGGACCCTGCGCACAGCAAACGTCTGCCTGCAAAGACATGCACACCACACGGTCCATGGATTGATTGTAGAGTCCGCAGCCCCTTCACGACAAACCTGATTAGCCCGGTTGATCGGCAAAGGGCCTCCCTAGCCCACCACGTCATTGGTCACCGCAACCGCAACGGGCGGGTGCACCTCACCGAACACGGACAAGCGGATAGGCATGCCAGCCAGTATGTTGGCAATGTCCTGCTCCGTGGGTTGCCAGAAAGAATGCATCACGCCACGCGCCGCATCGAGGTGCACCGGCAGCCCCGAGAATTCCCCATCCCTGGCGGCATCCCAGTCCAGGGGCTCGCCGACCACGAGGTTGGTGTGCTTGGTTTTCACGGGTGGCATCATGGCGCTCTCCACTATGGAGCAAACTCCGTGATGTAGGGAGCTGCTCAGACCCCGGTGGGATCGCCAACGGCGGCCATCATCCAATAGTGAAACATTTCGCCGGCAACGGCATCGGACAGATGCATTAGTCCGTTTAGCGCGGCTTCGCCCAACTCCGGGTGTAGCCAATGTCATTGACTACAGCGTCAGCAATCTGTGCGCCGAGAAAAGCTGGAAATTCACCCATTCTGACTCGCCGGATGGCCTGGACGCCGCTACGTTAGCACAGGCCACGGACGGCCTAGCCGGACGCCTAGAGCCAGCCAGGCTGTACATCATCGGGCATCGACACCGCCACACACAAGGCCCTGCCCCGTCCCATCGACAGCCTGTGAGCGAGCATGATGGAGCGCGGCAGCGGTGGCTGCGTCGATTCGAAAAGATTAAGGCGAATTCGACGAGGCTCGTTGCCGCGTGTTTTGGCCGGGCCAAATGCCGGCATTTTGAACAGGCAACAAAAAACCCGCACAACAATCGCTGTGCGGGTTTTTCTTAATACTGGTCGGGGCGAGAGGATTTGAACCTCCGACCACCTGCACCCCATGCAGGTCAGAAAATAGCCGCCATCCATTGCTGAGCCTCAGATTTCCACGATTTCATCCAACTAGTTGCGCAAAAATTACGCACGGCGGCATACGGTTTGCGAGCCTGTCTCCCCGCTGTTATTGGATGGCGCTATACTGTACATCCATACAGTGCTTTGTGAGCCAATCATGCTCAATGTGACCTATCAGGCCCCATCGATCTTCCTCGAGTCCGAGTTCCTACCGGGCGACGTGGCCGAACTGCGCCTCCCCTGCAACACTATATTGGTGTCGGGCGACGCAGTGACTGTGCAGGGCGTCGAGACCCGCCATCTCCAGGCGATGGTCTGGTTGGCCGAATACCTATCTTTCGACGCAGATGGCCAACACCACCGGTTCAGGGTGGCTCGGCCAATTGTGAAGCCACCGCTCAAGGCTCGATTCCCTCGGGTCTGATCCGTCATGCATCCTCGAGACGTCCCCCGGGACTGGGCACGAGGCCTCGCCGATCCTGCACCGCGCCCGCCCGACCCTCGATACCCGCCAGCGCTCACTGAAGCGGAGATGCGCGCCATGTACCAGAGCAATCGAACGCCTGAGGTCCGCCGGCTATTGTGGGAAGTGGCGCGGCTGCAGGCGCTGGCCCGGCGAGCCGACCAGTTCGCCTCGTGCTTCCCGCTGTACGATAGCCAACTGACCGCGACGGCCTTCCACATCATTCTTGGCGCGCTGCGCAGGGATCTGGCGAGAGAGACGTGGTTAGTGGATGACGCGGCCAGGCAGGAAGAGATCTTCGACAGAGCCCAGCCAATGTCGAAGCGCGAGGCGCGCCGCCGGCGCAACGGATAGGAGACCGCATGTGCACCAACTATGCCCCGGTGCAGCGCCAGTTGCTGCGCGATGTCTTCGGCGTCGAGCCGCCGCCCCTGGACTATCCGCCCGAGACCTGGCCGGACTACGCCGCGCCGTTCATCGTGGGCAACGGCGACGGCGCACGCCAGGCGCTGGTGGGCACATTCGGCATGGTGCCCAAGACCCGGATCCCGCCCGGCGTGGCCAAGTTCGACACTACCAACGCGCGATCGGAGACGGTCGGCGAGAAGCGGTCATTCTCGGGGCCGTGGAAGAAGGGGCAGCTCTGCCTAGTGCCGGCTACCAGCTTCTACGAGCCGAACTACGAGGGCGGCCCCAAGTCCGTGCGCTGGCGGATCTGGCTGAAGGACGAGCCGGAGTTCGCCATCGCCGGCCTGTGGCGGGATTGGCCAGATGGCGCGCTCTCGTTCACCATGCTGACCATCAACTCGGACAAGCATCCGCTGATGAACCGCTTCCATGCCCCGGGCAAGGAAAAACGAATGATCGTCATCGTGCCGCGGGCGGAGTGGGATGACTGGCTGACGTGCCGTGCTCCGGAGCGGGCGCGCAGCTTCATGCGGGCCTACCCACCCGAGCTCATGGACGCAGAACCGGCGCCGCGCGCGCCGGGAGCGAAGGCTACCGAGTAGAGTCCGATGTCCGCGCGAGACAGCTTAGCCAATAACAAAGGGCGCCTAAGGCGCCCCCGGCGGCCGTCCGTGACTGTTTCCGTCCGTCTCCACCCCAGCCACCTCCAGCGCGCGTTTGCAGTATATAAGGGGCTCCGCAGCGCGCTCCTCCCCCTTCGGCAGGGATTGATACGCCGTCAGCCAGTCATAGACACCCTTGCAGGGCTGGCCGACAATGCGAGCGGCGTCAGCGTACTCAGCCAGGACTCCCGCACGCTTGCCACCCCAGCTGAGCAGATCGGCATCAAAGCCCTGACCCGCGGCATGGAAACCCTCTCGCAGCATCGCACACCTTGAGAATCGCAACCGTCGATGAAAAACCTAAGCCGCAAGGTCAGGGCAACGGTCATTTGCGCTAAGCACGACCGTGTTCTCCTCGTCTCCAAAGACAACGTTCGGTGGGCGCTGCCGGGCGGCCGCCCGGGCCGGCCCGAATCGCCATTGGCTGCAGCGCAGCGTGAACTCATGGAGGAGACAGCGCTGCGCCCGAAGTCGATCACCTTCCTGTTTCAGTTTGTGGGTGCCACAACCGTTCACCATGTGTTCGACGCTCAGGTCGGATCGAAGGCCGAGGCCGTCCCGTGCAATGAAATTCGCGAATGTCGATGGCTGACGCAGGATGAGGTAGCTCGGACTAACGTGAGCCCGACGACGAGGGAGATCGTCAGGACCTATTTCGCTTCGTCCAAGCCCCAAGCGTGACGGAGGTTACTGAGGACCAGCAAAGAGTGGGATTCGCTCCTGAACCACTCCCATGCCCAGCGCAAAGAAAAATCGGATGATCGTGATCGTGCGGCGGGCGGAGCGGAACGACTGGCTGACCTGCCGGGTTCCGGAGCGCCCGCGCAGCTCTATGCAGCACCTACGCCGTCGACCTGATGGATGCCCAGCCGGCGCCGCGCGCGCCTCGGGCAGGGCTTGATTGTTTTTTACTCATACGCGCCCAGCAAGTGTTCACAGTTGTCCAGCAGGTTCGACTTGGAAACTATGCTTTCGTCGACACCACCCCACCTGCAGATAGCGCGCACTCCACGCTCAATCGTCTCGCCAGCGAACGGTGAAATTACAACTGCCTCGAGAAGCTTTTCCACATTCACTGACACTCTTGTAGGAGCAGGTTCTTGTATCTCCAAGCTCCTCCCCTCACGATCACGCACTATGTACATTCTGACTTCATTCTCATGTTCATATGCAACTCGCTTAATCATCCCCAGCGTATGACCATCCTCCGTAACACAGTCCGATGGTTTGAGACTCACGTCTGCGAAATCGATGTACTTGACAGCCCCAATGTGGATCACGCGGCCCTGCTCATCGTCGGCTAGCGCGGACATTATCGCTCCTACGCTGGTCCTGATTGCAACGCCGCCCCTCGAATACAGCCCCCACATCCCTTCCGACTCGTGCTCGCGCTTGGACCAACAGTTCACCATCAAACACGTCGCAGTATTCTTAAAGAGCGCCTTCATCGTGGGAACGTGCGCTTCCGCCATCTCCTGAACATGGAGGAGTTCTGGACGTGCCTTTTCAGGTAGCATTTGCGCTAGTTTATTGATGACTTCCCGTTGCTGATTTCTGTACTTGATGGGAACCGATGCCATTGCTTCCATCGCTACGCGTGGCAGATACCCCTCGAACGGGTCCGTCCTCCCATAGTCAGCCAGAGGAGCAAAGAAGAGAGTCTTTGATTCCACCAGATCGATAAATTTATCCAGCGACAAGTATCGCCAAAGAACATCGCTGCTTTTCAAACTTTTCCCTAACTTCAGCGTTGCCAATTTTTTCCCCAGTGTGTGCAACTCAATTAATGTTCGGACAATCGAAAGCGCATGAACAACTGATCCTGGTTAAATGCTTCGCTCGTATCACAAAATCCACTGACGCAAATGATACTCGAAGGGGCCGGCGCTACGCCGACCTTCCATTTCGCCCGCCCGGCGGCTAAAACAAGCCAGCCGGTTCGGCAGCACGATCCCAGCTGTAGATGATCACCTCGCGCCGCGCAGCCAGCTTGTCCGCTCCGCCCACCTGGTACTCGATTTCGAGCGATTCCATCTGGAAGCCGGCGAAGACGCGGCGGATCTCCGGGTGGTCGTTCAGGCTGACAATCGCCTTTCCCTTGAGCTGGCGCATCATTTCCGCCATATGCTCGTATTGCTCGAGCGGGAACTCGACGCCATAGCCCTCGGTTTCCCAATAGGGCGGATCCAGGTAAAACAGCGTATGCGCGCGGTCGTAGCGTGCCATGCACGCCGCCCAGTCCAGTTGCTCGATGTAGGCGCTGGCCAGGCGCAGATGCGCAGCCGACAGCGTCTCCTCCAGCCGCAGCAGATTGAGCGTGGGCGGCGCTGTGGTGGCCGTGCCGAAGCTCTGGCCCTGGACTTTGCCGCCGAAACAGGTTTGCTGCAGATAGAAGAAGCGCGCCGCGCGCTGGATGTCAGTCAACGTCTCCGGCCGGGTGTCCTTGAGCCACTGGAACACAGTACGGCTGGTGAGCGCCCATTTGAATTGCCGCACGAATTCCTCCAGATGGTGCTGCACCACCCGGTAGAGATTGATCAGCTCGCCGTTCACATCGTTGACGACCTCGACCACCGCCGGCGGCCGCATAAAGAACAGTGCCGCGCCGCCGGCGAACACCTCTACATAGCACTCGTGAGCTGGGAAGCGGGAAAGCAGGGTATCGGCCAGGCGGCCCTTGCCGCCAATCCATCGAACAATCGGTGTTGCCATTTTGTGGTGAGCCTTTCACATTTGATATGATTCGCCCGCCTCCTAGGAAGGTGGCAGGGCCTTGGCTTGGCTCACTGGTCTCATCAGTGTGTCCGGCGGCCGCCGGCGGTGCGCTAACACCGGCAGCGGCCGCCCTGTCTTTACTGCTGCGCCTGGTTCAACGTGTCGCGGACGGCGTTGTATGCGTCGATGCAGGCATTGGCGTCGCGGATCCCGCGGTCGCCGTCGCGGGCGATGGCGTCGAGAGCTGCTGCAGCCTCTGGAGCAAGTTCGGCTCGCGCTGCACCAGATCCGCCGGCAGCGCCGGGATCTGCGGTGGTGCCACCGGTGCCGGCCGGACAAGAGCGGACGGCGAGGGACAGCCGGCGAGTGCCAGCCAGGTACTCAGCACGAGCAGTAGCTGCAGCGTTTTCTTCACGATCTCTCTCCTCTTTGGCATGGGCCACCACGGCCGCAATCGCCTCTCCGGCCGCGCGCTCCAGCCCGCGGTACTTCGTCACCTGGTCGGCCTCCGCTCGCGTGGCAGCCTCCCGTTCTCGGGTGATCTCCAGCCGCAGCTCGGCCAGCTCACGCCCATAGCGATTACCCTGCAGCCACCAGGCCAGAGCACTGCCCAGGACCGCGCCGGCGGCCACCATGAGAAAAGCCGCCACCAGGCGGCTCTTCCAGGCGGCTAGGAACTCAAGCGCCTTTGCCATGCCGGCCCTCGCTCTGGCGCAGCCTGCGCTTGAAGTAACTCTCCAGGGCCTGCGAGCCAACGATACCCAGCGCACTCCCCAGGCCGACCAGCGCCACCGGGTTGAGGCCGGGAAACTGGATCAGAGCCATGCCGGCCACCATCGAGGTCGCCGCCCCCATCACCGCCCGCCCGATCGCCAGGCGCACGGTGATCGTTTCATCGCTGGCCAGCAGCTTGCCCAGGCCGATCATGGCGCCCAGCACCAGCAACATAAAAAGGCTCTTTTCGTGTTCTTGCATGTGGACCCTTATCCTTGAATGAATTGTTTGGCGCGCACGTAGCGCTGCAGGCGATCGTCCAACCCGTTGTAACCGCCGTTGATGCGCTTGGTCAGCGCGCGCTGGTCGCCGGCGTCGGCCAGCTGGTTGCAGCCGTTGGCGAACCAGAACCAACCCGCCGAGCGCGCGGCCAGCCTGTCGTCGGTGGCCAGCAGCTCGGGCTGCCTGACCAGGTCGACGCCAAGCGCCTGGCCGCAGGCCCGGTGGTTGTCAAAGAACGTGATCTGCTTGAGGCCGTGGCCGCGGTACCGCCAGCCATCGCCAGTGCTGGCATCGCCGTTGCCGTAGCGCCCGGCGTAGACGATGCTGGCGATGCGCTGCTGGCGCTCGAGCGGCACCATGCGCTCGCCGGCCTGGCGGCCGAGGGTCTTGGCCAGCGCCGGCGACAGGCGCTTGTCGAACGTGTCCAGCAGCCCGCCCACCGAGTAATCGAAGGACTCCGCCAACGTGGAAAAGCCCTTCGATTCATGGCCGACCTGGGCAATCCAGGCCGCCACCCGGTGAGGGAGCAGGATGCCGAACTCGAACAGCGCGGCGTCGACGTGCGGCCACCAGCGCTCGGCGAGCGCAGGCGACAAGCCTGCTGCGGCTTGGAAGGTCTCTTGATCCATATGAACTCCGGAAATGAAAAAGCCACCCGAAGGTGGCTTTGTGCGCGAACGACCGCACGTGGAATGAAGGGGCATGCACCTGGCCCGCCGCTGAATATCTTTAAGCGTTGGCCAACAACAACAGGAGAATCAGACAACTCCTAGATCAGATATTGATATGTTTAAATTCACGCCTCGCAGCGGTAGCTGCTTCACCTTTCGCGCCGCTGCGCAGGATCGGACTGGACGCCCCCGCGCGGTCCGGTCTTTTTTTTGCCGGCGGGCAGTGACCATGAAAAGACCACCCCGCAGGGTGGCCCGTGGTGGTGCGGATGGCGTGCTAGGCCGTGAGCAGGCGATAGGCCTCCTCCTGCGTGATGTTCAGGTCGTACTGGCTGGCCAGGGCCGCCGAGAGCTGCAGCGCCGCCGGCGGGCCGGCCACCGCCAGCTGCACGCGGTAGGCCTCCAGCTCGAGGCGCAGGCGCCAGCGGCGGCTCACCTGGTAGAGCAAGCCATTGCAGCCGAGGCAGCGCCAGAACTGCCGCGCGTGGGTCTGCTCATGCGCCAGCAGCGCGGCGCTGGTGCCGGGGCGCACCAGGACCACCGGACCCACGGTGTAGCCATCGAAGCCAGCCGGGATCAGGCGCTGCGTCTGCAGCACCAGGCAGAGGGGGCGAAGGCGGAGTTTCATGCCGCCCACACCCGGTAAGGCGTGGCGGGATCCGGCGCCACCAGCATCTCGCTGAGCAGCGCCTCCTCCTCGGCCGACAGCGGCCGCTCCAGACGCAAATTCACATGCCAGCCAGGCCGGGCTACCGGCGGCACAATCTCAACGCCATCCGTATCCCATTCGCCACCGTCGAAAATCGTACCGACGCTCGATATGTTGACGCCATCGGCCGCCACACGGCGCACCTCGCCATTCTCCTCGTGCTCAACGGTTAAGCCCGCGGCAAAGAGCGCAGCGCGCGTCGATTCGCGGTCAACACCGCGCAGATAGTAGTCATGGAACATAGTCACCTCACGCGGTTGCGGCTTGAAGCTCGGTAATGGAGTAGCGACGTGGAATGCTACCCAGCGTGCAAATCCAGCCATTGAGCCAACCAGGATTGCCCGCGAATCTCCCAACGCGCAACTCGGTAGCGGCCGCAGGAGAACCGGCAGCCGCCATGCTGACCACAGCGCCACCATTCAGGCACAACGTGTCGGGCTGGCCAGCCCCCCAACTAAACGCCGCCCTGGCCCTCACCCCCACCGTTACCGCGTTGGCGGTGCTCATGAGCATGGCTTGCACACCGCCGATTTTTCGGTAGCAAATCAGCTTCCCATCCGCCGCTACCGCTATTGCGAAATAGTTGTTCAGAGCGCCATCCGTTAGCGTGAGAACCCCGTTCCCAGAATCCAGCCCAGAGCCGGACGCCAACCTCGGCAAAATGAAATCAACCAGCAGCGTGCCCTCCGTTGCATTGAAGGCGATCTTTCGCAGGTCGGTGATGGCTGCATAGTCAGCACTTAACGAGGCCTGCGCGGTAGTTGTCCGGATCGGAGACGCAGGATAGAACACGTCAGCCACGCACTCGAAATGGTGGACAACGACCGAATGCCCAACAACCAAACCGGAGCACGGGTATGGATAGAAGCCGTAGCTCTCTCCAATAGCCAGCGGCGCCGTCACCCATACCATCCATACAATGCCGCCATTGGGACCGACGTCAGCCAGCTTCTTGGAACCACGGGAAGCTGTGACGATGCCACCAACATCTGCTACCCCACCCGTGTCCGGGTTCAGCGACACGCCCGCGATCGTGGTTGCTGTTCCAGTGGTGCGGTACATGCGCAGGACAAAGTTTGCGCCAGCTCCCGGGACCTGCTCCACAATCGCCCACATCAAGTACTGCCTGTCTGTACCTGGAGTGCTCCCGCCACTAGGAGTTAGGGGGCCGTCTCCCGTGGCGATGCGCGTGTACTTCACAGCCGACGAGTCACCAAAGATACTCGGCTTGTTCTGCTCCACGTTATATGCGACGCCCCCCGATAGCCCGGTCATGCTGGGCCAGACCAGATTCGTCCGAGGCGACTCGACCAACAGACTCCGAAGCGGTCGCGTCATCGGGTCGTAGTCCAGACTTGGTACGTTAGCCGCATCCTGCACATACAAACTGCCGGTGCCGGTGTTAAAGCGCCAGCGAGGCGTAGCTCGCGAGAAGGTGATCAGTTCACCAAAATTCTTACTTCCCAACATAGTTATGTCTTCCCTTTGAACACACCGAACACCCCGTGAGGCCAGGTCGGATCATCGTCCCAGGCGCGATAGTTCTGCGTTGTGAAATCCATCCACAATGTCGGCTCGGTGATGGCTGTGAAGTCCACCAGCAACGTGCCTTTCGCCAAGTCCTCCGAGTCGTACCGAGCGGCTTTCGCCGCCATCGACAAGCCAATGCCGATCCGCATCACAGCCTCACAAAATTGCCAGCCGTGGTGCCGGTGGCGTTGATCCGGATGCAGCGGATGGGGAGATACTGGCCGCCCGGATAATTCAGGAACGGCACCACCACGCCGTCCTCGCGCACGGCCTGGATGTCGCCGCCGGTACCGACATAGATCGCGCGCGGCAGCACGTCGAAATCGACCGTGTCGCTTTTGACGACCACCGCGAAGTCGCGTGAAGGCGAGTCGAGTTCCTGACGGTGATTCCTGTACTTGTCCTCTGCTGGCATGCAGCCCTCCAAATGAAAAAGCCACCCGAAGGTGGCGAGAAAAAATGCGTTATGTGAAGCGCTACAGCTTCAGAATCGTTAGCTCGTAGATCCCCTCAGTTGTCCAGATGTTGTAGGTGTTATCCGCGCTTTGCGCGCTCCGCCACTGCCCCGACCCAGGGTAGTAGCTAAGCACCACTTCGCGCAGCACACTCCAGGTAGCGGTGTCGATCACCTGAATCTTGAGGTTGTTACGAAACCCTGGGTCTGAAGCAAAGTTAAGGGTCGTCTCGTTCTGAGGTGAGTCGATGTAGCCGCCTATAAACGTGATTTCTACACTACCGAGATAGGGGTCAGTGCTCGGGAGTAGCCAGCCCTCGCCGGACGCCTTGTTATAGCCGATGAAGGTATAGAGGCCACCCGTTCTGCGGGTTGACACCGACGCCCAGTAGGGCCGCGTCTTACCCTGCAGATCCGATAGCGAGACCGTCTGGACCGTTCTGTTAATGCCGGCAAGCCGCTTGCAATTCGGATCCCCCAACTCCAGCGCACTGTCGGCGGGAACCCGCAACTCGGCCGCGACATCATCCATGGAGATCGGCGGATTGATCGGCGTCGTCATGTGCGCTGCTCCAGGCGATCGGCAAGCTCGTTAAATGCTGCGAGCAGCAAGACGCCGAGACCGTCATAGTCGACTCCCAGCTTGCCGTCTGCTCCCTCCCTAACCAATACCGGCTCCACCTCATCCACGGCCTGAGCAAGCACCCCCATCTCACGCCGGCCCGTGTCGTCACCAATGCGGGAATACACGCTGTACGCATCACGCAGCGCCCGTACCTTGCTGTAGGCATTGACGATCGGGCTGAATTTCTCCTTGAGCGTCATGTCAGACGAGCGCGTGACGGTCGTGGCAAAGAAATTGCCATCGACCTTGATGTCCCCAAGAAACTTGAATTTCACCAGGGCATCATCTACCGCACCGCCGAACAGGTGACGGCCTGCAGAATTGACCTCATGCTCGGTGACAAACGTGCTGAAATCGCGTGCCGCGGCCGTGTTGCGCAGCAGTGCGAAGCTCCCACCTTCGACCTGCGTCTGAAACACACCGACAGCCCCGGCCTGGTCGCTCTCCACGTAGCGAATCAGGGGCCGGGTATGCGTCAGCGTCGCCGTCTTGCCACTGAGGGCGTCGGCCATGAGGGCAGCCAGCGTCAGCGCGTTACTCCATGCCACCCCGGTCGCCCCGGGATTGACCGTGAACACATAGCTGCCCTTCGCCGCATAGGACGGGATCCCCGCGGCCGCCTGCGCCGCCCCCGCGAAGGTTTGCGCCTGGCTGGCCGATGTCGCGGCGGCATCGCGATAGCCGAGCACGAGCGCCGCGGTGGTTTTCACCCACAACACCACTTTCATGAACTGCGCGAGCGCGATCATGAAGCGCGTGCGGTGGCCACCATTGCCGAGGCCTGTGGTGGCGCTGTCGCTGTCGTCGATAGTGACGTTGTCGCCGCCGACGTCCGGCGTGAAGGTAACGCTAGTCATTAAAGCTCCTCGATTTCAAAGGCATTGCTGTGATTGCCGACAAAGACCCGCTCGATGGGGCCCAACTGACGGAGGCGGCCGAGATAGGACTGGCGCAGCAGGTTGATGGCATCGTCCTTGTCCCAGACGAGCAGGATCTCGCCATCGATGCCAGCCTTGCGCTGGATCTCGAAGATGCGTCCCAGGGCCTCATCGCGCGACAAAAAGCCCAGCGTGAAGCGCGTGACGCGCCGGCCCGCCTTGCGATCGAAGTAGGGAGCGCCGCCCATGGCGCGCTGCACCCCCGTATCCGTCTCCCAACCGATCGAGGCGCCCCAGTTGGCGTTGTAGATCGGCTGCCAGGCACTGCCAACGAACATGCGCCCGAACTCGATATAGCCATCCGGATTGGTCTCGTCATCGACCTCCAGGCGGATATAGCGGCCGGCTGTCGGCTTGGGCATCACGACCAGGAGCAGTGATGGATACTCCCTGCGCTCCTCTTCGCTGATGCTGCCGGTCCAGAAGTTGTCATCCTCCCATTCCAGCACACTGGTCGGAAAGATCGTTGGCCAGGCCAGCTGCCAGTCGGGATCCCATGCCAGGTAGGTCTGCGTGGTGAAATCCATCTGCAGGCCTGGCCCGCCGTCCAGCGGAATCGTGACGGCGTTGTCATAGACCGGCTTGGTAAAGCCCGCATCGTTGGACACGCGCAAGCGCCATTTGCCGGCCGTCGACAGGTTGTGCCGCACGATGGCCACCACCGACACCAGGCGGCTGCGCCCGAGATCCAGCGTGAACTGCGTGTCAGCCTTGGCGGCCGTAGCTGTCCGCGCCACCCTGAACAGCTGCCGGTCCTTGAGGTTGTCGCGCGAGATCTGCCAGTTGCCGCCGCTCAGGCTGCCGGTGTCGGCGATATTGGGATGCGCCAGGAGAACGTTCGCCACCCTACCCCCACAATGTCAATTTCACGGTGTCGGAGTCGACACCGGCATCCAGCCCAATCACCCGCAGCAGGCGGCCTGCGAGGCCGTAGCGTGGGTGGTCCAGGGCGACCACTACGCCGAGGTCTACCAGGTCGCCCAGCTCCGAGAGCGGGATCTCCGCCTCGACCAGGATGCGCCGCACGCTATACAGCGCACTGCGCCTGGCCGCCTCGGCCGCGGCGTCGGCCTCGGCGACCAGGGCCGAATCGAACGTGATCTCCTCCGACGATGGCCACGCCGTCTTGACGGCCGCGACCTCCACCGCCGTCTGCCGGTACTCCTGTGCGAGGAAGGCCTTGCGTGCCTCGGCCAGGCTGCCGGCAGGCTGCGCCTGCACCGTGTAGTTGCGGCCGAAGCGCACCACCGCACGCCAGCTCGGCACGCCGGCAGAACGCAGCACCAGGCTGGTGACCGAGTTGGGCGACCAGCGCGCCACCGGCACGCCGCTCGGCGCTGTCAGGCGGCCCATGCGCAGCCGATTGAAGCGATCGAAGCCGTACCAGGCGCCGATGGCGTTGGCCAGCTCATCCATGACGACCTGCGCGCTCACCTCACCGTCAACCCACACGCCGACCGGCGCGGCATTGGCGGCATTGAGCGCCGCTACGTCCGCGTCCTGGATGTCGCCAGCCACGATCTCCGCATCGAGGGCGAGCTGCTTGAGCAGTGCACCCGCGCGCTGCTCCGCAGTGTTGGCATCGGCCGTCACCTGGCCGTCCGGCTTAGTCCCCAACCGGACCAGGCCGCCCCAGCAGCGGAAGGAGCTGACCGCCGGCGCCGTGGCCAGCAGCTCGGCCTGGCTGGCGTAGTCCGCGCCCCGTGCGAGCGCGACGCCGTTGTCGTAGACCGCGCTCACGGTGCAGGCCTGATCCGACACCTGGTACACCAGCTTGGAGGTGTTGACGGCCTTGGCCGGCACATTGAGCACGGCACCATAGACGCGCGGCTTGTACTGGTCCTTGAGATCGTCCTTGGTGCCCTCCACGCCATCGGGGAGCACGTTGTTGCCGGCATACTTGGGCCGGGCCAGCGGCCGCCCGAGGAAGGCCAGGCGATCGCGTACCTGCAGACTCATGGCGCCATCATCGGCGCTCACGTCATCGAGCAGCCCCGACATCACCGTCGCCCAGCCCGCCACCGGCGTACCGGCCTGGCCCACCTTGACGGTGAAAGGCCGGCCGTCGAACGCATAGTCGGTGACCAGGTTGTCCAGCCCGCCGCCGGTGTTGTTCAGCCGGATCTTGCCAGCCGAGGCGCGCGAGGCGCCGTAGGTGGTCGCCCGATCGAACAGCGTGCGCGACAGCCGCGGCTGCTCGAGCAGCCGCCCCTCGAAATACGCATTGCCCGGGGTATCGGTCGGCCGCGTGGTGAAGCCTGCGCTGGAGAAACGCAGCATCTCCACCGCCGCGGCCGAGATCCGCCAGGCACTTACCTCTATCGCTATCGTCATTGTTTGCTCTCGTTGACCATCTCATCGAGCAGCCGGACTTGCCTGCCGGCCACCGCAACTGCCTCCTGGTGGCTCGCCTCCGCCTGCTGCATACGCGCCACGGCCTGCGTGCGGCTGTCATCGCGCAGCGCCTGCAGCTCGGCCCTCAGTGCCTTGACTTCCGCCACCAGGGCAGCGTTGCCGCCGCGGCCATACTCCGACCAATTCGGCGCCTGGTTGAGCCGGACGTTTTCTGCCCGGGTCAGCACCCGCTCGCCCTCGTGCAGCTCGGCCCGGTACCCATCGAAGGGGACATAGGCGAGGCCGTTGGCGTGCGAGCCGTCCGGACGGAAGGCATTGACCAGGTCGAAATCGGCGGCGTACTTGCCGCCGCTGGCGTAGTAGGCCCGCGAGGCCTCCAGGAAGGCCTGCGCGATCTGCGTCCACTGCGATCGCGCGTCAGCATCGCCACCCAGCGCCTTGGCGGATGTCTCCTCATAGCGCCGCTTGGCCTCCGCATACTGCTGCTCGGGCGTGAGCGTCGACAGGTTGCCCAGCTTCAGCCCATCCTGGAACGCCTTGACCTGGTCGCTAAAGGCCTTGGTGGCCTCCATCGCCGCAGTCGCCGCATCCGCAACCTGGCCGAACGACGGCGCCAGATTCATCAGGGCATCAAACAGCGTCTGGCCCTCCTCCGTACTGAGGTCCATCGACTCCACCAGGTCACGAAAGCCGCGCCGGGTGGCGGGCATGACGAAGCCCAGCTCGCGGAAGCTGCCGTTCAGCTGCTCGCGCAGGCGCCCGATCTTTTCCTCCTCCGAGAAATAGCCCGCGTAGTAGTCCGCCACCTTGCTGTTGAAGGCCTCCAGCCCGCCGGCCAGGTCAACCAGGCTTTGCCGTACCTGCGCAGTCGACAGCCCCAGCCCGCCGAAGGCGCGCTCGGTGGTCTTGCCCAGCACCGAAGCGGCGATGTTGGTCGCCGAGAACACATCGGTGAGGCGCTGGGCCGTGTCGGAGATCGACTCGCCCTGTTTCTGGAAGCGCTCCAGCTCGGGCAGCAGCTGCCGTCCCATGGTGTTGGCCATGTCCTTGAGCATCTGGTCGACCGCCGACTGTTCGCGCAGATCGGTGCGCACGCTGTAGCTGAACGACCCCAGGCGATCAGACAGGCCCGCGCCGCCGGCGAGCTTGTCCAGGTTGCGATAGAAGCCCAGCGAGCCTTTGACCGCCCCGCCAAGCATCGCCGATTGCTGGTCATCGAGCGCCGAGTAGTCGGTCCACTTCTTGTCGCTGCGGAACCATCCCCCCTTCGCCTTCCAGTCGGTGAAGCCCTGGCCAGCAAAGCCATCCGCCGTGAACGTCCCCTCGATGCCCGACGCCTGCACTTCCGGCTTTTTGCGGCCGAACAGCGCCGTGATGGTCGAGGCGCCGGAGAGCAGGTTGGCCACGCGATCGCTCAGCCCGATGCCGCGCAAGAGCCGGTCAGCGCCAAACGTGGCCGAGCCGTAGATCTTGCCCAGGGTGTTCACGTCGACCTTCTGGTAGTCCCAGCCCTTGGAGAACAGCGAGTCGGCCGCGGCCATCCCCGCCGCAACCCAGCCAGCAATGGGCACGGATGCAATCGCGCCGCTGAACCCACTAGCAGCGCCGGCACCAGTGGCGCCGGCGGATCCGGTCAAGGCTCCGAGGCCGGCAGTCGAGCCATTCAGGGCTAGCGAGGGAGCCGTCCCGTACACAGTCAACCCAGCATTGGCGGCATATGCCGCCCCGCTCGCACCGGAGGTGGCGCCGAACATGCCGCCCGACAGAAAGCCGGCTCCGCCGAACATGGTGCCCGTTGCTGCAGCACCGCCACCGCCGCCCAACCAGCCCGACACCAGGCCGTAGCCCGTTTTCAGCTTGTCATAGGCCCCGTACAGGTTCGAGATGCCGGAGATGGCATCCCCGCCCGTGCCGCTGGTGCCGCCCATGCCAAAGGCGGCGAGGATGCCGTTCTGCACGTACTGGATAGGAATGCGCAGCAGCGTGGTCTTGGCCATGTTCTTGAGGCCGTCGAAGAAGGTCCGGCCGAAGTCCTTGCCCGACTCGAAGGCCCGGAAAAACGAATCCGTCAGGCCCTGCCCCAGCTCGTTGGAGAGCCGCTTCCACTCCTCCTCGGTCTTCTTGACCTGGTCGTGGTGGGCCTCCATGGCCTCCTTGGTGTAAAGCGCATCGCGCAGGCGCTCCCGCGCCTCGATCTCCGCATCGATCGCCTTGAGCTGCTCGCTCATGGGATCCAGCATCGCAATCGCCTCCCGACGCTCGCGCATGCGCGCCACCGTGACGGATTCAATGGTGGAAGGCAGCTGGCCGTACAGATCCGTCTCCTGACGGACTGCCACGATGCGCTGCTCGATACCCAGCAGCGTCTTCTGGTCCAGCTCGGTCTGCTGCCGATAGAGCTGGTCGTTCTGGTCCTGCAGCGCGTTGACGCGCTCCTGGCCGATGGCCTTGAGCTCGGCCTCGATGCGCACGCGCTCGCCGCGGTACTTCTGGCGTGCGGCCATTTCCTTCTTGCCGGCGGCCAGATCTTCCAGCTGCTTGGCCTGCGCCAGCTCGCCCTGCAGCGCGGTCTCGCGCGCGTCATAGCTGCGCGCGAGCGCCTCGGACTCGGTGATCTGCCCATTGCGGCGCAGGCGATCGACGTTGGCCAGCTCGCGCTTGAGCGTATCCTCGCGCAACTTACTCTGCTGCTCGATGGCCGCCATCTCGCCGCCCAGCATGTTCTGGAAGGCCTTGTTGGCCTCCTCGGCATCCTTGGCGCCCCCAGCCCACTTGTCATAGGCCGTCTTGACGCGCGAGGTGTACGTGGTCAGTGTGATGGCGCCCTCGGCCAGGAGCGCCTTTTGCGTGGTGATGTACTTCTCATAGTTCTCGTTCACGCCCTTGAGCTGGCGGTCGAACTTTTCGTTTTCGGCCTCGAGTTCACGGACACGCTTGGCCTTCATGGCGGCTTCCGCCGCCATGATCGTATTCTCTTCGCGCGCCTCGTCCAGCAGATCCTTGGCGTACGGATTGGCTGCCCGCTGCTCCGGCGTGAGCGCAGCATTTTTCTTCTTCAGATTGGCCAAGTGCTCCTTTTGGTCGGCCAGCCTGATCGTGTCGCCGGATTGCGCGCCATCACGCACCTCATTGCGCTCCTTGTACTTGGCGATCTGCTTGTTAAGGTCATCAACGATCTGCTGCGTCGTCTGACCACTGACCGCTACCTGTTTGCCCGACGAATCCACCGCCTCGCGCGCCGATTCCCGCTGGCGGGCCGAGTACATTTCCCAGGCCGTAACGCCCAGGCCCAGCACGGTCACCACCGCGCCCAAGGGACCGCCCAGCACGCCGAGGGCACGCGTGGCAATGCCGGCGCCGGCGCTGGCCGCAGTCTGCGCTGTGGCAAGCGCTCGCTGCGCGGCCGTGTTGGCGGCGGTGGCGGTTGCAATCTCCAGGTTCACCCGGGCCTGCTGCTGCCCCAGCACCGCCAGTTCAGCCATCGCCGCCGAGCGGGCAACGGTCGCCGCAGTCGCCTGCAGCTCCGCCTCGCGCACCAGGCGCAGGGAGCCGGAAAGCGCGCCGGTGGCGGTCGCGGCTGCGATGGTCGCCTCGGCGCTTTGCAATGCGGCGTTGGCGCTGGCCTGCTTGGCTAATAGTTCCGCCCGGGCGACCCCGATGGCGGCGGAGGTCGCGGCCGCATTCGCGGCCTTCGCTGCGGTGTCAGCCACCTCGGTTTCCATGGCCAGCAGGGTCGCCGTGGTCTGCTGCCGCGTGGCTTGAGTCAGCAGAAAGGTGGCATCAGCCTTGCGGGCGAACGACGACGCCGCATTGAGCGCCCAATCCGCCGCCTTGGCCGCCACCAGGCCGGTGAGCGCCGCCGTCACATAGTCCAGGTTCATGGCCAGGAACGAGACGCCATCGGCCAGCTTGCGGAACACGCCCGAGGCCTCGTTCATGTCCGAGATGCGCTTCATCAGCGCATTCTG